CTCTTTCTCGTGCTCCTCAAGAGTACGAGAAGGTCTCTTTTTCAGTAATGAAAGAAGACCCTGTCCGAAATCGATACCAGACAAGCGCCAACATTCCCGGTGATGGCCTCGGTTCAGGGTTTAACATCCTTGAGTCCGAGAAAATCATCGTTAAGTTGTACGGGGCAGTGAATGTGGATCAAACAACAAAAGGTGCTAACAGACTCTTAGGCCTTACGGTCTCTGAGTTTGTTCCCACCGTATGGGAGCTGATTCCATATTCATTCTTAGTCGATTACTTCGCCAATGTTGGCGGATTCATCGCTGCACTGTGCGTGAAGCAGTCCAATCTCCGTTGGAAAAGCAAAACCGTCGTTAAAGGCGTTACGGCGAAAGCCGTGTCGACGTATACGAACGGTCTGCAATCTACGGATTCTGGAATATTTCACGATACACAATCTTCCTCGCTCTCATGTACTCCGGCTGAGTTTAAGTCGATCGAACGGCATCCAGAAAACAACATCCTCGTGCCTTCCCTTGTATTTCGTATACCTGGGACGGAGACGCGGTGGTTGAATATGGCTGCCCTCGGTCTTGCTTCGACTCGAACGAGTCAACGCATTGGACGACTCTAATCAGTCCCTGATGCACACTGTGAGGTATGGATCATGTCCTTCGCACCCGCGAGTCCGGTCTCTGGACCGAATATCGCAGCACTCGCCACCCCAACTTATACGTTGACGGTGGACTCCCCGCCTGCACCTAACGGCAAACAGTATACGATTTCCGCACTTGGCGGAACGCAAGCGTCTGTCGCGGTGAATGCGGTTAGCAAGCCCTTTACCTTGTCGTGCTTTAAGCCCGCCTCGGTGAAGGTCTTACCGCCGGTGAACCCCGTTACGGGGCAATTGCCGGCTGTCAGCAACAACGAGTACAAGGTTATCACCCGTAAAGGTGTGATACCCTTGGCAGGGCAGACTCCGAGAGTTATGCTGATCACCACGACCATTTCGGTCCCGGCTGGATCAGAACTCAACGATCTACCCAACGTCGCTGCTGCGCTGTCGCTTCATCTTGGTGCAGTATATGCCCAAGCGTCGAACATCGGTAACCTCGTTCAGGACGCGGTGCTTGGTTAAGCACTGTTCTTGCACTTGTTGCAAGCGGAATAAAACCCGTTTGCAAAGGAAGCTGATGTTCGTAGTAGCGGCATTATTTGGAGGTGTGCTGTGGTCCTTAGACCCGACGCTCTTACCCGAAGCTTGCATGAAGATATCTCCGATTATCTCACGACTTCTGGATATCCTTC